GTCGGCATTGGCTGGGCGTGGGTGGACGGCGCTCCTGTCGATCCGAACCCGCCTCCCCCGCCCGCGCCTGCGCGCATCGTTGATCCCGAGAAGCCGGCTGAAGGCGGCCCGACCGTCCTCTAATGCTGGAAGCCAAGCCCTTCGCACTCGGCAAGCTGACGGGGACGATCTACGACTTTCCCGAGACCGGCGACGTGCTGCCCCTGCACACCCACGGCGAGGCCGATGTGCATATCAGCATCGTTGCGCGCGGTGCATTTACAGCGCGGGGCACAGGCTGGCAACGGGCCGTGAAGGCTGGCGACGTACTGGATTGGAAGCCCAACGAGGAGCATGAGTTCGTTGCCACCGAACCGAACTCTCGTCTCGTCAACATTGTGAAGGGCACACCCTAAATAATGTCTGCGACTTTTCAAGACCAAAAACTAACCGAATTGGAGTTCAAGGTCGGCGTCATCAAGGAGAAGACCCAACTTGACGCGGGTGGCTTTTGGACTGACGCCGACAAGGTGCGCTTTCGCTACGGTCGCCCCGAACTCATGGGAGGCTGGCAGCGCGCCATCGACACTTCACAGGACCCGAAAATCTTCGGCGTCCCCCGCTACCTCACTTCCGTCCGCAACCGGCTTGGCCAGGCTGCCGCCTTCATCGCCACTCACAACGGTCTGTTCTCCAGCGAACTCTCCACCTTCTACGACATCACGCCTGTCGTCGCATCCGTCTCATCTTCCAACATCCTGTCCACGACTGCCGGCTCGACCAAGGTCGTCGTCTCCGTCTCGTCGCATGGCATGACGGACCAGACCCTCGTCGGCATCGTCTCTGCCAACACCACCATCGGCGGCAACATCATCATCAATCCGGTGGTCTCAACTGAAGTCCTTTTCGAAGTCAGCATCATCGACACTAACAGCTTCTCTATCGACGTGGGCACCACAGCCGCCGCAACCTCCGCACTTACGGGCGGCCCGGCCACCGTTCGTCAACGATACAACGCCGGCAACATTTCGACTATTCCCCGCTCCGGCTGGGGCACCGGCCCTTGGAGCGGCAACTTCGGCTGGGGCACACCCTTCGGCACCGTCTCCGATCCCATCCGCCTTTGGTCCGCAGACCTGTGGGGCACCAACATTATGGCTGTGCCCTCCGACGGCCCGCTCATGTACTGGGATACCAACGCTGGCATCACTGACCGCGTCACCATTGTCACGGCCGCGCCCTCCGTCAACCAGATTGTGCGCGTCGCCTCCGAAGCGCGGCACGTCCTCCTCTACGGCACCCACGACGTCTCCGGCAACTACAGTCCGCTGCTGATCCGCTGGTGCAGTCAAGAAGACTTCACCGACTGGACGCCCTCCGCGACCAACACCGCAGGCGACTACCCGCTGCCGAGCCGTGGTTCCGAAATCCGGGCCGTCAACCGCATTGGCGACAAGACCGCCATCCTAACCGACAACGACCTTTACATCCAGTCCTACATCGGCGGCAACGACGTTTTCGGCTTCACCGCCGTCGGCGAACAGTGCGGCGTCATTGCCCGCAACGCGGCCATCGAATACAGCGGTACCCTTTACTGGATGTCGCCGAGCGGTCAGTTCTTCCAATACGACGGCCGCCTCCAACCTCTTAACTGCACCGTGCTGCGCTTCGTATACGATAACCTCGACCCGCTGTATGAGGACAAAATCTACGCCGCAACCAATGCGACCTTCGACGAAGTCATGTGGTTCTACACTTCGAAGGAATCGCCCAACGGCGAGAACGACCGCTACGTCATCTATAATACGCGCGAAAAGCACTGGTCCATCGGCACCATGCCCCGTACGGTCTGGGAAGACAGCAACACCTTCCTGTACCCACTGGCTATTGACGACAACGCATCCAACCTGTACTATCAGGAAGCTGGCTACACTGCCGATAGCTCTGCCTTGGGCGCCAATCTGCAAGGCGCATACTTCGACCAAGAGGGCGGCAACTCTATCCTCTTCGTCAACAAGTTCGTCCCCGACTTCAGCAACCTCGCGGACAACACGCCCTACACCGGCACCCTCAACATCTCGCTCCAAGCCCGCAAGTACCCTGGCGGCCCGGTCATCACCAAGGGTCCCTTCCCTGTGACCGGCAACACCCAGAAAGTCTCGACCCGCCTGCGTGGCCGCGAACTCGCCATCCAAATCCAGTCCTCCACTTCCTCCAACGTGCCATGGCGGATGGGCCAGTTCCGCGCAGCTATCGAGCCTGACGGCCTGCGATGACCCGTCGCATCTCCTCCCGGTCCTTCCCGTCCGCGCCCGCTGAATGGGATGCCTCTTCCCGCGAGGTCTGGAACCAACTCATCAAGGTCCTCGAACAAAGCGACCTGTTCGACCCGGGCCGCCGCACCCGTCCCCAGTTCATTGTGCAGGGCACCGTCTCCGCGCCCCTGACTGTCGACATGCTGAACCCATCCGTCACTGTCCTCACAAACGTCGTCGGCAAACTCCTTCTGGCCCTGCAAGCCAGCAACTTCGTCGACGTCCGATAGGTTTACTTTCCTTAGCGCCCATGTTATAATACCTGTTAGAAGGCCGACCCATGTCCGAATCCCTCGCAGCCTCTTTTTACCCCGGCTACCAAGGTTTCAATCCCTCGATTGAAGCCTCTGACAGCGTGTTGCCTTCCTACAGCCCTCGCGCCGAAGTCACCTTCCCGGCCTTCTCGGTTCTGCCGGATGTCTATGGCGAACCCGAACCCAGCGAGCCGACCCGCCGTCCCGACGTTCTGTCCCCGCAAGGCGCCTTTTCTACCATGGGCGGCATGCCCATGCAGCAAGCGCCGGCACAGGAAGGCGGCGGCGGCAACTTCTTGGACGGCTTCGGCAGCGCGCCTTTCATCGAAAACAGCGACAGCAACAACGTCTTCGATAGCATCGGCAACATCTTCGAGGACGGTGGCGATACTTCCGATTGGCTGGATGTTGGCTACAGCGCCCTTCGCCTTTCCGGTATGCTGCCCTTCGCCGAAGGCGGCATGGTCGATGACGACGAGAACGACGACGACGAACCCGAAGCGTTTGCGGTCGGCGGTCTCGTTCCGCTCGAAGGCGGTGGTAAGGTGGCCATTGGCCCCGGCGGCGGCCTCGACGACCTGATCCCCACCTCCATCAACGGTCGCCGCGCCGCTGCCCTGTCGGACGGCGAGTTCGTCATCCCCGCTGACGTCGTTTCGATGATGGGCGACGGTTCCTCCAACGCTGGTGCCCGTCGCCTCTACGACCTCGTTAAGCAGGTGCGCGATGCCAAGACCGGCACCACCCGCCAAGCTGGGCCGCTGCCCGTCGGCGACATCCTTAAGCGGAGCCTAAGCTAATGGTTTTCAAAGCTATCGGCCGGGCCCTTGGTCTCGGCTCCCAAAAAACTTCGAGGACCGCAACCACCGCTCCGACTGTCCCGGCTGAAGTTGAAACCGCGCGCCGCGACCTCCTGAGCCGCGCTGGCGCTTTTGCTGCCCAGCCCTTCGAGCCGTATACCGCCCAACGCATCGCGGAGTTCACGCCTGACGAACTGGCCGGCTTCGAGGCTGCGCGCCGTATCGCTGCAACTAGCGGCGCCCTTGCGCCCCTCACCTCTGAGCTTGTCCGCGAAGGTGTCGCCGCCTCGCGCGGCCTCGCAACCCGCCTGCCCGAGACCGATCTCACCGGCTATATGTCGCCGTATACGCAGGGCGTTCTTGATCCTGCCATCCGCGACATCGAAGAGCGTGCAGCGAAGGAACGCCTTCGCCTAGGCCAACAGTCGGCTCGTACTGGCGCATTCGGTGGTTCTCGTCAAGCCGTTGCCGAAGGCGAACTCGAACGCGGCACCCAGCGTGCCATCGGCGACTTGTCTGCCCGCGAGCGTGCTGCCGCCTACAACCAAGCCCTCGCGCAGTTCCGCATCGACCAAGAGCGCATTCCCCAGCTATATTCGGGTGCCCTCGGTCAAGTCGGCACGGGCATTGCCCAGACGGCGGCCCGCCTCGGCACTGAAGTTGCCCCGCTTGCGACGGCCGGTCAGGCACAGCGCGCCCTTGAACAAGCTGAACTCGACTTCGCTCGCCAGCAGTTCGAAGAGGAACGCGACTTCCCGATTCGTGGCATCGAAGTCCTGCGCGCCAGCCTCGGCCTGTCGCCCCAAGTTCTTGGCATCGGCTCCACCACCACCGAAACCACGACGCAGCCCGGCCCCAACATCCTCGGTCAGATCGGCGGCGCCCTTATGAACGCCCCCAGCCTTATCGCTGGCGGCAAGTCTGCTATGGGCGGCATCGGTTCGATAGGGGGCGCCCTTGGCCTAAGCTTCCTCAATCCTTTCGCGGCGGCTGCCCCGTCCACAGCAAACATCAATGCGGCGCTTGCTAATATGTCGGGCGTTCCGTTCCGCGAAGGCGGCTTGGTAAATGGAGGCCCGGTCTAAGCCATGGCTGAAACCTACTCTGAGATGCTGCGTCGCGCCTTTGGCAACACTGCCGGGCCGATTCCGATGATCGTCAACGACAATGTCGGTCTCTTTAACTACCTCCGAGGGCTTGTTGGTGGTGGCCGCACTCGCCCGCCTGAGTCGCCGTCCACGGAACCGGTGGCCCCGGCCGTCTCCGAGAACCCGCCCTCCTCCTTCCAGCTTGCTCAAGAGGAAGCTGCTCGTCGGGCCGCCACTGCTAATCAGCCTTCCACCCCGACTGTCACGCCGGCCGAAGCCTCCACCCCGCCCGTGCAAGCAGCCGCACAGACTTCACCGTCCAACGCTTTCCTCGACATGCTGCGCCAGCGCGTCAAGGACCAAGTAGCCGGCGAAGACAGTCAGCGCATCCGCGACATTGGTCTCGGTATGCTGGCTTCTCGCAGCCCGAACTTCTTTACTATGTTTGGCGAGGGCCTGCAAGCCGCCAATCAGGCCGAACGTCAGCGCCTCGAAGGTCTGCGCCAGGCTGCTGATGCCGAGCGCCAAGCTCTCGCCCAGCGTTCCGAAGAAGAATATCGCCGCGAACAGAACCGCCTTCAGGCCGAGCGTCTTGCCGCCGAAGCCCCGCTTCGCGCCGCCCAAGCCGCCCAACAGCGCGCCCTTGCCGCTTACTATACAGCGGGCGGGCCCGGGGCCGGGGCCCCAAATCGTGCCGAAACGCAGCGCCAACGCGATGCGCGCATGGCCGGCGAACGTGCTGTTACTGCGGCAAACGCTGCGCGCGCCCGCGCTTTCCCAGTGGAACCTCCGCTTACGGAGCAGGAAGCCGCTGAACTTCGAGACAGTACTATCCGTCGTTTCTTGGCAGCCCCCGGCCAAGCTTCTGCAGGCCTTCCTGAACCGCCAGCCACTCCTCGCATCACGGTTAATCCGAGCGGCCAAACTGCTCGATGATCCGCGTCAAGCTTAACGACACTATCGCAGTTGACGTAGAGGGTACGGACGACCCGCAGGTCGCCGCCCAGCAGGCACGCGCCTATTTCCGCCAGAACTTCCCGCAAGAGTTCGAGGCGTGGCGCCAGACCCAACTCGGCATCGGCTCCTCTCTGCGTCGCGGTGCATCTGCCGGCGTCGACCAGTTCCAAGGCGCGCTCTTCTCGGCAGCCGAAGGTCTTGGCCAGCTTACTAACCAGCCCGGCCTCGAAGAGTTTGGTCGCGCGGGCCGCATCCGCAACGCACGCCAAGCTGAAGCCGCGTTCCCCAGCGAACTCCGCACGCCCTTCCTCTCCGTCGAAGGTCCCAGCGACGTTGCCCGCGCAACCGGCGAAGCAGTCGCAGGTGCCTTGCCCGGCACGGCCACTGGCATTGCTGGCGCCCTCGGCGGTGCCCGCGCTGGTCGCGCAATCGCTGGCCCTCGCGGTGCTGTCGCAGGCGCGCTCCTTGGTGCAGCCGGCGTTTCCTTCCCCCAACTGGCCGGCGAAAACATCCAGCGCCAAATCCAAGTCGAAGAAGACGAAGGCGCCCTCCCCTCTGAAGCCCGTGCCCCGGCGCCCGGCACTGCCTTCACTGCCGCCGTTCCCCAAGCCCTCCTCGAAGCAGTTCCCGAAGTCGCCACTCTCGGCGCCGCTCGTCTGCTTGGCCGTCCTGCCACTGAAGCCGGCGCTGCCCTGCTGCCCCGCATCGGTCGTGGTGCGGCAGTCGGCGCTGCCACCGAGCTTCCCACCGAAGTTGGTCAGACCGCCATCGAACGCGCCCAAGCCGGCCTCCCGGTCACCGGCCCCGAAGCCATGCGCGAGTTCGCCGAAGCGGGCCTCGCTGGCGCAGCCGCCGGCACTGTCGCTGGTGGCGCAACGCGCGGCCTCTTTGGCATGCGCCCCGCCCCCGAAGCCGTCCCCACTCCCGAGCCCACGCCCGGCGCTGAAGGCGCTGCTCCCGTTGCCGGCGCCCCAACCCCTGCTCCCGCAGCACCCGCTGCTCCTGCTGCCGAGCCGTTCTTCCCGCGCGCTGAGTTGCCCGAGAGGCCGCAGACTTTCCGCACTCCCGACGAAGCCACCGCTTTCGTCGCCGAAAATCCGCAGTTCACGCCGCCGCCCGAAATCACTTCGCCGACCGCCGTTGCCGCGTGGGTCAACGCCGCTCGTCTTGCCGACTACCAGCAACAGGTTAGCCGCACGCGCGCCGAAACCATTACTAACTTTGCAGCGTCGCAGCCGGAAGCCTTCCTTAACAATCTGGCACAGGCCGCAGGTGAGGGTCGCCTTGCCAATCTCACCAAGTTCACCGCCAATGATGTAGCTAATGCGGCGCTGCGTTCAAGTGGCCTTGAGCCAGGCCGCCTTTCTAGGGAGGAACGCCAATTCGTCAGCGAGCAGTTGAACAATCTGGCGAACGCAGGTATCCTAGCCAAGCCTACCGCAACCAGCTACAGCGTTTCGTTCGGCCCCCGCCCCGCAGCCGCAGAGGCCGCACCGGAAGCCCCGACCACGCGCCGCGAACGGGAAGCCGCCCAGCGCGACGTTGCTGAACTTACCGCAGCCGCTGAAGCGGGCACCGTCGAACAGATCGACCCCTTCGCCGCGCGTCGCCTTGGCGCCGAAACCCTGCCTCGCCAACAGCCTGCCCCCGAAGCTGCTGCTGCGCCCGAAGCGGAAGCCGCGCCCATTGAAGGTGAAGCGATCTGGCAGGGACCCGACGCCGACATCCCGGTTCGCGTTATGCCGGAAGCCCCACAGCAGGGTAGCGACGGTCGCCTCTATCAGCGCGTCAACTATGAGGGCCGTGACAGCTACGTCCCCGCCGATCAGCTTCGTCCTGCTGCACCGGAAGCTGCGCCGCCTGCTCCCGCGCCGACTGGTCGTGTGCCTTCCGTTCCCGCAGCACCTGCTGCCCCTGCACAGCCGGCTGCCGCCCAACGTCCGGCCGCATCGGTCCCTGCTACCGGGCAACCGCGCACTCTGACGCCGGCCGAAGCGGTTGTGCCGCCGACGCCCGAAGCCCAGCAGCTTGGCAACGCGGTCGCGCAGGCGTATCCGGGCACTGATGCGGGGTCGCCGACTTCCAACTTCGAGGAGTCTATCTTCTCGTCGCCCCAGACCACCACCATCCAGCAGCAGCAGAAGCTGCTCGACACCCAGATCGCGGACGGTTTCCGGCCTGGTTTCTGGCGCATGTGGTTTGGTTCGCCGATCACGGGCATCGGTCGCCAGCCCCAGTTCGCCGCGTTTGCCAACGTGTCCGACCGGATGTTCGTGCGCAAGCAGGGCGCCATCACCTACTTCAACAACCAGTATCAGCCGCTTGGCACGCTGCCTTCCGAGTCGCAGGCCCGTGCAATGCTCGCGCTGCAAGATTCGCGTAGCCGCCAGCAGATGTGGGATCGCAATGCATTTACGGCAGAAGAAAATGCTGCTATGGATGCAACGCGCGCAATGAATCAGCGCGGCCTTGACTACCTGATCGACTCGTTTACGACTGATTACTTCAACCCGGCCGACGCCAGAACTGACGCAGACCGCGCCCGCCTGCAAGCCTTCCAGCGCGAGAAGGGTGACCGTCTCATTACTGAGATGCCGGCCGAGCAAGTGCGTGCCGCCTCGCCCGAAGGCTTCGCCGAGGTGCAGCGCCTCAACTCCATCCGCGATCCGTTCTTTTTCCCACAGATCGCACGCGGCTCCCACTTTGTGGCAGCTTACGAGCGCCAGCCTGACGGCAAGGAGAAGCTGGTCCGCATCTACTTCTACGATCCGGTCGAAGGTGTCAAGAAGGCGCGGCAGCGTGTCGGCTTGCAGCGTGACTTCGAGGCCATTTCCGTCAAGGCGCTGCGCGACGAGTTCCCCGACACCGGCCGCTACCGGATTATGACGCGCGGCATGCGTGCCGAAAACAACGAGCGGGCTGCCAACCTGAAGCGCGACGGTGAATTCATTGCCCGCTACCTCGAAAAGCTGAGTGCGGTGAGCGGGCCTGACGCGAAGAAGATCATCAACCAGATGTCGAAGGAAATCGACAAGGCGCAGATGGATCGCTTCTTCCGCCCGAACAACGACATCCTGCGCGCCGTTACGCCCGAGAACGCCGTTGACTACGCGCGCGACACGCTGCCCAACTACTTCCTGACGCTGGCCAACATTCAGGCCCGCCGCCATGTAGAAAAGGATTTCAATCGGGCAATCGCCCCGCTGACGTTTGAAGAAAAGAACTTCGCCAACGACTACTTCAACTACAATACGACGCCGACGGAAGCCTTTGGTACTGGTCGCGCGATGGCGTTCTTCTGGTATCTTGGCTTCAATTTCAGTACGGCTGCCATCCAGTTCACGCAGAATCTCGTTCTCGCTGCCCGCCTCCTGCGCGACGGTGCTGGCCTGAACGCGGCACGCTTCTACGCTACGGCCGCCCGCGATGTCTATCTGTCGCGCGACCTTGCCAAGTCGATCCAAGGCGAACTCAACTTCGCGCAAGCCGTTGCCAAGGCTGGCAAGTTGCCGGCTGACGAAGTGGCGGTGCTTCAGCGCGCGACCAAGGATGGCCGTCTTCGTCCCTCGCAGACCGCCAGCCTCCAGAGCCAAGTCTCGGCCGAGAGCCTACGCAACGCCGGCATTGCCGACAAGAGCGCCACCACTTTCGCAAAGGGCGCCAACAAGATGTTGGACTGGTCGGGCCGCATGCTCAACGCGGTGGACGAAACCAGCCGCGTCGCGGCCCTCCTCGCCGCCTACCGCCTTGCCAAGTCGCAACCCTCCGTCATGCAGCGTGCTGCCCGGATGGACAACCGCACCTACGCCAATGCGTATGAATACGCACAGGCTGTGACGGACGAAACCAACTACCGCAGCGGCCCGGAAGACCGTCCCCTTATCCAACGCTTTCATCCGGCCGCCGAAATTGTCACACAGTTCCAAGGCCCTGTCTTCAAGTTGCTTGAACTGTATGCCCGTAGCGCTGCTCAGACTGTCGAAGGTATCCGAAAGTCTGATCCAGTAATGGCCAAGGCCGCCGCTATTCAGTTCTTGGCGTTGCTGGTCCCTCAAGTTGCAATCGCCGGTATCTGGTCGCTGCCTTTCGCTGATCGTCTCAAGGAACTCATGGAGTTCATCTGGAAGACTGCCTTCGGCGAGGCTCTCGACTTCGAGCAGGAACTCGAAAAGTATATCGGCAATGGTCTTGTTGCCTCTGCTGCTAACTACGGTTTGCCCCACGCTTACGGCGCGATGACGCTGACGAGCCGCATGAAGATCGACCCGCTGCCCCAAGGTAGCATCACTGACTGGGACGTCTTCTCCCTGCTGGGCCCCATCGGCGGTCTGATCCAGAAGCCGCTTGAAGCCTATGAGGCTTGGCGCCTTGGCGACTACTGGGGCATCGCTTATGCTATGGCGCCTACCAGCTTGGCCAATGCCATCAAGGGCGGCCAGATCGAACTGATGGGCGAGCAGTTCACGCGACGTGGCGGGCGCATCATTACTCCGCAGGACGTTGAGCGCGCGGCCGAGTCTGGCTTCCTGCCGCCCAGCGTGCAGCAGGCCGTTGGTTTCGCGCCGCCCGAGTTCGCAGATATTCGCCGGGCTGTCAACCGGCAGCGCGAACTTCAGCAGGCGACCCGCGATCCGACCGAGCGCGTTAACATCGAACTGTCTCGCATCGTCATGCGCATGTACGAGGCGCAGGAAGCCGGGCGCTCCGACGAGGTGGCTAACCTGCGCCAGCAGTTGGCTACGCGGGTGCGTGAAATCCGGGCCGAACAGGCAGATAAGTCGCCGGAGTTCCAAGTCCAGATCAACCCGAACGCGATCTTGGATAGGGCCCGCAAGGACTTCTTGGGCCGGGGTTCGCCGGAAGTTCTTACCCGCGCGACCCGTGTCCCGGCCCGGGACGCTGCTGTGGAAATGATCAACCGCAGCCTCTGGCGAAACCAACAGTAGTCAGACAAAATTCTTGACAGGTCTGGGCAGGAATAGTATCCTGCGGGCATGTCGAAATTCGCCTATTACATTGGTGTTGATCACCGCGAGCCAGAGGCTCTCCGTGTAACCGAGTCGTCCGTCAGGGCCTATGCCAGTAAGCCAGTAGAGATACGGCATCTGGAGCATCTGGACCTGCGGCGCCGCCAGCTTTTTGATCGGCCTTGGCGCATCAACGAGGACGGCACCTACATGGACGAGCGGGATGGCCGCCCGTTCAGCGTGCAGTTCTCACACTCCCGCTTCCTGACCCCTATTGTTGCCAAGCTGGATGGCGTGACCGACTGGGCGCTGTTCACCGACTGCGACTGGCTGTGGCTCGACGATATCCATAAGCTGCTGAAGGAAGCCGACCCGTCCAAGACGGTGATGGTCGTGCCCCATAACTTCTCGCCGACCGGCACCACCAAGATGGATGGACAGGTGCAGTCCCGCTACAACAGGAAGCTGTGGTCGGCCCTCATGCTGTGGAACCTCAAGTCCACCAAGCTGCCGACCGTCGAGATGGTCAACATGGCCAGCGGCAACCGCCTCCACACCTTCGAGTGGCTCGACGATTCCGACATTGGCTTCCTCTCCGAGTCGTGGCACTGGGTTCCGAACTACAGTCCGACCACTGCCAACGGCATCTTGCGCGAAGCCAACAATCTCCACCTCCCCATCAACGCTGTCCACTTCACCTATGGACCGCCCGTGCCGGGCATGGTCGACCGTGAGCCTACGCCCTTCGATGACTTCTGGACGAATGAACTCCTCGGAGCCTACACAGATGCGCGCTAAGATTATCACCACCATTGGGCCGACCTCATGGGAGCGGTACGGCCTGCGTTTCGCCGAGTCCTTCAAGCGGTTCTGGCCTGCCGACATGGAACTCGAAATCTGGCACCACGACCTCGAAGGTAACGTGCCCGAGTTTCCGGGCATCACCTTCAAGGCGCTCGAAGACACGGCCTCCTTCCAGAAGCTGAAGGCGCACCTCGGTGCCAAGGCCAAGGACGGCCCCTCTCTGGAATACTGCTTCAAGGCAGTGGCCCTCGCCTCCGCTGTCACGCCCGACCTCGACTGGATCGGCTTCATCGACGCTGACACCGAGACGATGCGACCGGTCGACGCTGATCTGCTGGGCCAGCTTTTCGACGATAACTACCACCTGACCTACCTGTATCGGCGCACCGTCAAGGAGAGCGAGGGCTCTTGGTTCGCCTTCAATCTGGCAACCGTCAAGGGCGCCTCCCTACTGGCCGACTACTGGGGCCTGTACAATTCGCTCGAAGCCTTCCACTACAAGAAGGCCCACGACAACGCCATTCTGGATCGCATCACCCTGCTGCACCAAGCGCATGGTCTGCAAGTCAAGGACCTGTCGCCGGGCTGCCTCGGGTTGGATGCCTTCCACCAGTCGATCCTTGGCGCCTACATGGTGCATTACAAGGGGCCCGACAAGCAGACCATCGCCAACCCTGCGCTGGGTGCACCGGCCCGCTACGAAACCCTGTGCGAACTGCTGACCACTTCCATCGCCGAGACCGGCGCGGCCCGCATCGTGGAAGTCGGCACTTGGAACGGCAGCCGTGCAATCCAGATGGCAGAAGCAGCCTTCGCCACAGGTGTCACGTCCGTCTCCTATGTCGGCTTCGACACCTTCGAGGGCGGCAACGACCGCGTCCACGAGGGCCACACCAAGCCGCATGCCGACTCGTGGATTGTCACCAACCGCCTCAATAACTACAGCCAGTTGATGGCGCGCAAGGGCCTGACCTTTGCCTTCTCACTCATCAAGGGCAACACGCTCAAGACCTTGCCCGCCTCGGGCGCCGTTGTAGCAGATTCTACATTTGCCTACATAGACGGCGGGCACAGCTACGAGACGACCAAGTCGGACTACGAATGCCTGAAGCATGTGCCCTTCATCGTCTTCGATGACGTGATCGTCAACGAGGAACCGGGTGCGCCGGAAGGTCCGCGCCGTGTCATGCAGGAGATCGAGGGTCAGAAGCGGATCATCACCAGCGGCGACGGCTACGCCGGTCTGACGCAGACCATTTCGTTTGGTCTTGTTGTCCGCGATGGTTACAGGATGCCGGAACTCAAGACCCGCATTCAGGTGAAGCCGGTCGATTCAGTTGACAAGGGCGAGCAACTCCAGCATATTGCGGATAACGCTGCCGCCATTCCGACTTGGATCGGCTGCTATCAGGCTCACACCAAGACTGCCCTGCTGGTCAGCGCCGGCCCCACGCTGCCGTCCTTCCTCGAAGATATCCGGGCCAAGCAGGCTGCTGGTGCCGTGGTCTTTGCGGTGAAGCACTCACTGCCAGTCCTCAAGGCTGCGGGCATTACGCCTGACTGGACCGTGATCTTGGACCCGCGCCCGGTCGACGGCAAGTCTACGCACGGCGTGGTCCGCACCGATCTGTTTAAGGACGTCGGGCCGGAGGACAAGTTCCTCTTTGCCACCATGACGCATCCCTCGGTGCGCAAGGTCCTCGAAGAAAAGGGCGCCCAACTGTTTGGCTGGCATGCACACACGCAGGCCACGCTCGCAGCCAAGCCGGCGTCCTTCGACACGGGCATGGTTGTGGCGGGTGGCACCTGCTCGGCGACCCGTATTCCTATGCTGGCTTTTGTGCTGGGCTTCCGCCGCTTCGAGTTCTACGGCTACGACTTCTTCTACCCGGAGGACACCGACAAGGACACCGTGAAGCAGTCGCTAATGCGCGTGAGCCTGGGTGCCGATCAGAAGTCCTACCTGACGACCGGCGAACTCGTCGCTGCGATGCAGGACCTCGGGCAGTGGAACCGCTGGCTGGTGGAGAACCGCATCAACGTGGTGTTCCACGGTGACGGTGCGGGCGCTGCCATCTGGGAACAGACGGTCAACAACTACGACGCACCGACGGAGTATCCCTTTTAATGGTACATGTATATGAAGGCAAGCCTGATGGCCGCCAACTCGAAACTATCCAGCCTGTCTCCCGCTTTCGACCCCGCTACCGGGCGCTGACTGACGACGAGAAGGCGCTGCACGATAAGCTCAAGGCCAAGGCCGAAGAACTTGAAGCACTGTTCAACGAGGTGAAGGACGGTCGGTACAAGTCGCTGGCGTTCACATCCCTTGAGCAGTCCATTATGTGGATTGTCAAGGAACTGACGTCTTAGCGGAACTTCTTCGCGATCTTGGCGGCGCTGGCAGGCTGCTTCGAAAACTGCTTGCCAGCCCGCGTTGCCTTCCGCTTCGCCGCGCTACTCGCCGCATAAGTGGAGGCAGGCATAGCCTTGATGGCAGCCTCGGGCAGATACCGTTCGCCAGTAGCTTGCGGTCCCTGCGTCGAGGGCTTGCCAGACTTGGTGCGCCACTTCTGCTTGGTCCAATCGACCAGCGACTTTTGCGGGGCCTTCACGGCCTAGTCCTTCCAGCCACTGCGCTTCACGACTTGTAGCCCCCGCCCTTCGCCTTGTATTCTGAGGCGAGCATCTGCGCTTTGCGGGCGCTCCACTGGCCCGGCCTGCCGCCCTTGCCGCCCGCTTTGATGCGTTCGAACAAAGACTTACGCATGCCGGGCTTCGTGTAGACGCCCGCTTCGTTCACCCGACTTTCGGGCTTCTTGGCCATTAGCCGGCCATCAGGCAGCGACCGGCCTTACGGCACGCCGCCGGGTTCGGGCACTGCGCACACGGCACCTTGCCACCCTTCTGCATCTTGACCGGCTTGGCCTTCACGGCGCCGCCGGCCTTCTTCTTCATCGGGCCCTGCGTAACCTGCTTGCCCATGTTCGAACGCATCATGTTACTTACCCTTCGCCTTGGGCTTGCCGATCATGCCACCAGCCTTCTTCTTGACGGGGGCCTTGGCCATCACCTTGCCGCCCTTCTTGAAGGCGCTGCCCATACGCCGCACTTCCTCGGCGGTCAGCGGGGCATCAGCCTCGCGGCGCTCCTCCGGCGTCATGCTTTCACGGGCCATGCGGCGCTGCTCCGGCGTCATCATCGGCAGACCCTTCGGCCCACCTTCCATGATCCGGCGCTTGCCGGGCGACCGCACCGGGCCACCCTCCTGATACTTCTTCATCATGCCAGGCATTACTTCTTTCCCTTCTTAATCATGCCGCCCTTCTTGAAGGCGGGCATCGGCTTGGCCTTAGCCTTAGCAGCGGCCTTGGGCTTGGCAACCATGCCGCCCTTCATCATCTTCTTCGCAGCCGGCTTCGGCTTGGCAGCCACCATGCCGCCTGCCTTCTTGGCAACCGGCTTCTGCTTCACCATGCCACCCTTCTTGAAGGCGGTGCCCCGCTCCTCAAGTTCCTGTTGACGGCCCCGCATACGCATCTGCGCAACCCGCTCCTCGGGAGTGGCCGGCTCGGCGCCCATCATCAGGTCGTTGAGGCGATCAGCAGAAATCTCACGGGCAGCCGGGGCAGCAGGACGACGGGCCGGAGCCGGACGGGGAGCCGGGGGTGAGGTCGGCATGCGCTGACCAGCTTCACCCATTTCCTGCTCCATGCGCGCACGCTCGTCGGCCATGCGAACCTGTCGCAGACCCTCACGCTCAAAGTCAGCACCAGCCTGAAGCGACGTCGGCGTCACGCCGAGCACCACGTTCATGCCCGGAACAGCCCGACTCGCACCGCGCGCAGCAGCACCAGCCACAGCCGGAACGCGCGAAGCCACATTCGGGCGCGGGTTGGCCGGGCGAGAAGGCATTTCAGCTTCGGGCGCCGCAGCGGCAGCAGCCTGAGCAGCACGGCGTGCAGCCATTTCACGCATGGTGCGCTCGCGCATCTGCTCCTGCGTCAGCGCCTCGCGGGCAGCAGCACGGCGAGCCTCACCGTCACGAAGACGGCGGGCAGCCTCTTCTCGGGGATCAAGTCCCGCGCGACTACGAATGTCATCAGCCATGTTAGTTCTCCTATGGATAGGCCGCGCGGGCCAGTTCAAAGTGGGGTCCGTCTGGGAAGGATTTCCAGTCGCCACCCCAGATAATAGCGACGTTTCGCTCGGCTGCCGCTTGCTTCATGGCAGCAGCCAGCTTATGGTAGAGTGGCCAGTCCCAACGGACCTTCCCGTCCACAAGCGCAGCCAGATCGACGGCATGCCCTGTAATGTGGCGGGAGTTCATGGTCCGCGAGGCGCCGGCCGCAACCAATTGCTTCTGGCGTTCGGCGGTGCGTAGACCCTCAGTCACGATGAAGGCAGGCCCAATCGCGGCAGCCCGCTCGACGACGGCAACGAGGTCGGGATGCACGCCCTTGAGGCGCTCCCTGCTCCTAGCGTTCAGGCTCACCGGGACGCCACTCCCTTCAGCTTCTCGAAGGTGCGCAGGCCGCCCAGACCCAACATGGCAAACACCAGTTCCAGCAGGAACTCCGTCTGAAGCGGGGGCACCACCGGCACCACACCTAGCACCGGCAGCAGCCACGACAGCATGGGCGCCACGAGGAAGGCCCACGCAATAGCCATGCCGCAGACCCACCCGATGTATGGGCGCCAGCCTGCCACAAATATAGACGAATGTTGGGCTTCGGTCTTGTTGATTTCGGCCTGCTGCGAAGCCTGCGCGGTGGCGGCCTCAAGCAGCTTGGCTTCCATTTCCAGCTTGGCCTTGGCTGCCGCAGCCTGATCAGGAATAACCCGGTCCAGCACCTCAGTTAGGGCTGGCAGCACCATCGGCAGGGCGGCAAGGAAGCCTGCCATTTACTTGGCCTTCTGGCGCCCGGCTTTCTGGAGGGCGATGGCCGTAGCCTGCTTCACAGCAGCGGCCTTGTTGGCTGGGCGAGAGGTGCCGATCCGGCCCCGCTTCTCGAAGTCGCCAACCAGTGTACTAATGTTCTTGCTGACGGCCTTGTCAGACTTGCCCTTGACTAGCGGCATCTTAGCAGTTCCACTTCTTTAGATATGCGGCCATTAATTCTGCCTGCCTAGAACTGTCCAGCAAGTTTCCGGCGGCCAGATTGCAACGACCGCACAGCAGGCTGCGAACTTCACCTGTATTATGATTGTGGTCAACAGCAGGCCGATCCATTCTGCTGCCTTCCATTTGAAAAGGCTTGGCACAACAGGCGCATTTGCTGCCTTGGGCCAGTATCATTTCCGCAAACTTACCTGCCGTTATACCATACTTTACGGGTAAGTTATATTCTCTTATGCGAAGCGTTGAACAGGGACGGCAGGAGTAGTTCAAGCCGCTTTTCTGCTTGCGGTTCTTGTTAAACTCTTTGGGGAATTTCCATTCTCGGCACCGGCTGCACTGAAATCGTCCTTGCGAATCCGGCTCCTTGGCTGTGCGGCCCCAATCCCTC